CTGTATTTGCATCACTAGATATCAGCGGAGACATAGACGTTGACGGCACTACCAACCTAGATGCTGTGGATATTGATGGTGCTGTGGACATGGCATCTACACTGCAAGTAGATGGTGCAATCACATCATCTGCTGGCGCGACCCTATCCTCATCATCGTCTGGTGAGTTCAACGCTCTTACAATCAGTCAAGCAGATAACACCAGCGGCAACGAAAGTCGTATCCGTTTTAAGCGGACTACAGACGCGGGTTCAGACCGTGAGGTGGCAGCAATCGTCGCTGACCGGCTGGGGGGTAATGATACTGATTTAGTTTTTGAAACTAATACAGACGGCTCAGATGGCGCAGTTGAAAAAATGCGCCTTAGCCATCTGGGTATTTTGTCTATAGACCAATTATTTGGTCTTTCAGATACAGACACGGGTATTGCGCTTGGTGCAAACGGCGCAAACATTATGCAGTTTTATACTGGTAACAGTGAACGTGGTCGATTTGATGCCGATGGAAATTTTCTTGTTGCAGGAACGTCTACTACTCCGGGTTTAGGAAACACTACAACAGGACTTGCACTTAGGGCTGACGGTATTGTCTCTTTTTCTGGGGCTTCTAACTATTTTAATATCAATAGAAACGGCACTGGCACAATTCAACAGTTTAATAGCTCTGGTAACACTAAAGGGTCAGTGACTATTGCTAGTGGTGGTGTAACTTACGCCACTACTTCAGACATTCGCCTAAAGCAAGACATTGAACCGCTAGACGCTACTGATAAGCTGATGGCTATGAATCCTGTTAGCTACAACTGGAAAGCTGACCCAGACGGTCCAAGAAGCATGGGTTTCATTGCACAAGAAATGGAAGAAATCATGCCTGAAGCTGTAAACACTGGCAATGATAAAATGATGCAAATGGATTATGGACGCATCACACCAATCCTTGTGTCAGCCTTACAGGATGCTCATAAGAAAATCGAACAATTAGAAAGCCGTATTGCGATGATGGAGAGTAAATAATGAGTAGCTTTGGACCTAATCATCATGCTATCGGTGCTTGGTCGCGAGGTAGTTTTCACGACACTACACAAGAGGATTCATTCAATATGACATCTGTCACAGACAATGGGACCGGCGACTCGACTTGGACAATAGCTAACGATATGTCTAATGCAAACTATGCGTTTGTTTGTGGTAGAGGGCGCAGTGTTGGCGGTGGGTCAACTTCCAAAGCAGGTGGAATGATACAAGCTGATAATCAAAATGTTCCGGCGGCAGGTGGCGCTAGGTTTAGGGGATTAGATGCAGACGCAGGTGAAAGGGACTTTGACATAGCTTGCACTGTGTTTATTGGAGACATCACCTAATGAAATTTATAGACAGACTGGCAAAAGCAAGAGAAGAACTACAACCCTTCTATAGTGATTACCGCGTAGTTTATGAAGACAACGTAGATGAGCCAGTCAAGATTATGAAACCTGATGCACACGCTATGGCGGCACTGATGGCTGGAAACGTATTCCCACCCATTTGGACTTTTTGGGAGTTACAAAAAGATGCCTCACAGCCTGATTTTAAAAAACACACACGAGGCCATTTACTGCACGACACGCCCAGAGAAGGGCCAAAAACAGAAAAAGAGGCTTTAGAGTTTATTATTATGAAGGACGTGCCACAGCACGTTTGGAGAGTGTACAACGAAGGAAACCGCCCGAAGATGGTTATTTGTAGAAAGCAACAGTTGCCTCAAACAAGAGAATGGCGCAACGCTTGGAGATTGGCAGCATGACAGGAATTATTGCAGACAGAGATGGAAATGAAATAGCAGTTTCTGATGCTACTATGCCAACCGACAGGCACTTTCGTAACGCTTGGTCTTTGAGTGGCACTGTAATTTCAGAAGACCTTGCTAAAGCAAAAGAAATATTTAAGGACAAAATCCGCGAGGCTCGTAAGCCTTTGTTGGAAGCAGAAGATGTTGCTTACATGAAGGCACTTGAAGCTGGGAATAGTTCAGCACAAACAACAGCTATTAATACTAAGACCGCCCTGCGTGATGCACCTGCCGCTGCCGCTATAACGAATGCTGATACGATTGCAAAACTAAAGGCTGCTTGGGATACCTCACTGCTTGGCACAAGCCCTTACGGAGATTAAATATGGCTAATAGTTATACATGGACATTCCCAACTCTTGAAAGAGTGGCAACAGAGGGCGGTAACTCTGACGTTATTAAAGTAGTTCATTGGGTTGTAGAGGCTGTGTCTGACAGTGATAAAGATAGTAATGGAAATTGGTTAAGGGCAAAACTCTATGGCACAACGTCTGTGTCACAAGAATCGGGTGTATCATTTACAGCTTACAACTCAATCACCAAAGACTGGTGTAAAACAAGAGTTTTGGCTGATATAGGTAAGACAGAAGAAGAACTGAAGGCTGTGCTTGATGCAGATATCGCAGAAAAGAAAACGCCTACAATTTTAACAGGGACTCCATCGGGGTGGTAATATGACACAAAACGTAATTACAATCGACGGCAAAGAATACAAGCCGGAGGACATGGATGCACAGCAGACATATCTGATTAGTCAGATTAGGTCTTGCCAACAAAAAGCTGCAAACATTCGCTTTGAACTTGAACAAGTGCAAGCTGCGCAGAATGCATTTACGAATATACTTATTCAGTCAGTGCAAGAGGCTGAAGGGGTACAAGCAGAGGTAGGATAATGCCATATCTAGGTAAGACACCCTCGCAAGCGACACGCAAGCGATACTATAAAACAGCCAGTGCAGGTGATACATCTGTATCTGGCACCATGACTGTTGGTGGCACTCTTACCTTTACTGACGGTGAGTTTGTTGATGTGTCAGTCAACGGTGTAGCACTGGTTGCTGGTACAGACTATAACACAAACACTGCTAACACGATTGCTGGTCTGTCTGCACTTGCTGCAAACGACCAAGTAGAGATTGTTGTCTATGATACGTTTAGTGTGTTCAGCGGCGATGTAGACAGCAACTTGAGTGTGGGTGGTAATCTGAGCGTTACTGGCACCTCCACATTCACAGGCGCAGTCACAGCAGATGCTGGTGTGTCTATAGACAACATTACGATTGACGGCACAGAAATTGACCTTAGTTCTGGTAACTTAACAATTGATGTGGCAGGAGATATAAATCTTGATGCAGATGGAGGTGACGTAAATTTTAAAGATGGCGGCACATCTATCGGATATCTGTCAAACTCTTCGGGAACTTTACTGCTTGGAGTAAATACATCTGATGCCGATTTTAAAGTGCAGGGCAATGACGGTGGTTCCACTATTAATGCTCTCACCATTGATATGTCTGAAGCTGGTGCTGCTACGTTTAACGCTGGCGTGACGACGACTGGTGTAACTTCACAGTGTGCGGCAGGTGACAGCAACCTTGCGCTAACTGCATATCACCCTACCAGCACATCCGCACGAAACATTGCCAAATTTCAATCGAACGTCGGTAGCACTCAAGCTGATGTAGTTACAATTGGCTGTGACGGTGGCATAGAGGCCGTTGGCGAAATCACAACTACAAACTCATTGTCACAAAACTCCAACAGTATCCGCACAGCTATAGGCAATGACGGTGGCTCTGCCACTTTTGGCACATCTACAAATCACCAAATCAGATTGTTTACGAACAATACTGAACAGGGACTCCTCGACACATCTGGTCGGTTTCTAATAAATCGCACCTCTGTATCTTCTGTTAATCCACACTCCAAGTTGCATGTCTTGGCAGATAGCGCAGTTAGCGCGGCGACAATTCAAATTGGTACAAATGGATATGCTGGTATTTCATTTCTTAATGCCTCCGGGTCAGATGTTGGCAGCATTGTTATTAACGCATCTAGCACTGCTTACAACACATCGTCAGACTACCGCCTAAAGCAAGGCGTACAGGATATGACCGGCGCTATCGACCGTGTGAAGGCGCTGGCCCCCAAGCGGTTCCAGTTTACAGCAGAGCCTGACACGACAGTTGACGGTTTTCTTGCACACGAAGCACAGGCTGTCGTGCCTGAAGCTGTCACCGGCACACACAACGAAACTCGTACAATAACAAATGCGATTTTGTCGTCTGGCGGCAAATTAATAACTGAAGATGTGACTGAAGAAGATTGGACTGCCGGTAAGAAGGCAACGGAAGACGCTAATGGCAATACTGTTGATGCTCTCTATCCATCAGACAGCACTTGGTCTGCAAAGCACACTGAACCCGTGATGCAGGGTATCGACCAAAGCAAGCTGGTGCCACTTCTGACCGGCGCACTGCAAGAAGCTATTGCCAAGATTGAAACGCTGGAGACAAAAGTCGCGGCACTGGAGGCTGGAGAATGACACGAGCAAGAGAACTAGCAGACCTGTTGACCGGCGGTCAGACGATTACGACTGATGACAATACTACGCAGC